AACCGACCGCCCAGGGCAAAGGAGATCTGCGTGGCTGCACCCGCGCACACCGCACGGTTGACCGCAGAGACCTGCAAGTTCTCTGCGTTCTGGAAGGTGCCGGTCGTGCTCGAGAGGATCAGCCGACCCTGGGCGTCGCCCGAGCTCCAGGCGCCGTCTTCAATGACCACCCGCGACACGACGCCGGTGGCGCCGCTCGTGGCGCCGGTGACCGTCTGGCCAACAGTGATTGCAGAGCTGCCCGTGTTGAACGGCAGCTCCTTCTGAAAGTTGATCTTGGTCCAGCCGCTCGTACCCGAGACGTACATGTCGACCGCGGTGTTTCCCGCGTTCGCACGCCATGCGTAGACCTTGCCGTTGTAGAAGGCCACGCCCAGGATCGAGCCGGTGCCCGGCACCGCCTGGATCGAAGACCGGTACTCGTTGGCGGCCAGCGCCTTGTAGGTCGCATCCAGCAGGCCGTCGGCTGATACGCCGACCACCTCGTCGATCGTGCCGACGGGTGTTGCGCCAACGCGGATGCCCTCGCCGGTCAGCAGCACGCCGACCTCGCGGGTGACGATCACGTTGCCACTTGCCAGCGCAATGACCTTTGCGGTCGCCGCAGACGTCTGCCCGGTGATCGTGTCGCCAACGGCGACTGCGCCGGTCAGCGTGCAGTCCAGCAGGTTGTAGACCGCCGCCGAAGGACTCGGCCGGCCATCGAACCGCTCGTAGCCCCCGACGCGGGAGTAGCCGCCCGTGATCGAGCACTCGAAGTTCGCCGCGCGACGCACGTAGCCCGGGGGCAGCGAAAGCGTCGGGGTGACTTGATCCAGGCCTCCGGCCAGTCGGATCAGGTCGTATTGAACGGGCGGCGTCTTGAGCGGCACGTCGGCTCCTTCAAGCCAGGGGTGGCCCGCTCACGGTGGTGGGCAGCTGGTCGATGTCGAGTCGATTCATCAGCCGCTTGAATTCGGTCTCGCCGCGTGCGTAGACCTCGGGCGCAGCCTCGTAGCCGCCGTAGAACATCATTGCCCGGTAGACGATCATCATGTGGAACCGGTCCGGGAAGTACGGAGACGGTGCGTCAGTGTCGGCCGAGAACTCGGTCGGCTTGACGTAGTACTCGCCGACGATCACGTAGGGCTGGTCCGGGATCGAGCCGAAGGCCAGATCCTTGTCCGGCGTAATCGACACCACCACCGGACGGGCGTAGGTCGTCCGCATGTTCCCGTACTGGTACAGGTTGCGGAACGTCGTGAAGTCCATGTAGTTCAGCAGCTGCTCGTCGCGATAGTTCTGTCCGACCGACGAGCAGCGGAAGCTGTCGCGCTTCCAGTTGCCGAACGTGCTGCCCACCCCCGCCTGGGCGGCGGTGTAGACCTGCTGCTGAGTGACCGTGTTGAACTGGAAGGGCTCACGCATCCACTGCCAGTCTTCCTTCGCCGTCTGCACATCAACCCAGGCGCTGTTGACCCAGCTGGCGAACCGCGCGGATTCGCCGGTCAGGCCCTGCGCCGTCGTCAGCGGAGTGCTGGCGCCCGAGGCGCCACACTCCACCCGCGCGCGGTTGATGAGCTGAAGAAAGTTCACTCAGGCACTCCTGGTCAGGCAGGCTCAGCCAACACGTTCTGCAGCCACGCGCGGCCCTTCGGGTTGGAGTCATCAACCAGATCGAAGGGGTAGGCCAGTCCGTGGCGAGCGCGCATCTCGGTGACGTCCGGTGCGGCCGGGTTGGGCGTGTACTGCGTGTACTTGGTCTCTTTCATGCGAGCCAAGATCTCGACGTACTTGCGCCGCACCTTCGTCGGGTAGCCACGCACGATCGGCTGGTTTGTGCCGTTGCAGTTGACGATGACGTGCGGGGCTTGGTTCTCATCGGTGGTGGCATGCACCAACACCGTCACGAATTCGTTCATGAATGCTTCGCTGGCCGCGAGCTCGCGGAAGTCGGTCGACTCAGCCACGGTCTCTACGACCGGGGCGTCATCAATGATCTCGACGCCAGGGGTAGCTTCTTTTCTTGCCATCGCTTTTCTCCTGTTGGGTTTGGAAATCGAACGCGCCAAAAACACGGGCCACCCGAAGGTGGCCCGTGAAACCTCTGAGAAGAGGATGGCAACTTACTGGGCGGTGCCCGGCATGACCATGCAGTCCGAGAAGACGTCGGTCACGCCAGCGGCGCCCAGATCCGTGGAGCCGGGGGTGAACGTGGTCGAGCTGTTGGTCGTGACCTTGATCAGGCCGACCAGAGCCACGTCACCAGCCGGGGCACCGGGCACCGGGCAGGGCTCGCCAGCAGCCACGACCGGGCCGCGGGTGTTGCTGAAGTTGCCGGCACCGTCGATCCACACGGCGTACAGGGCGGCGCTGGAGGGCGGCACCGTGCCGAGACCGGCGCTGAATGCGACGTTGTCGGTAGCGTTCTTGGACTTGAACACGCCATTGCTGGTGTAGGTCAGCGTGTTGACGGTCTTGTAGGTGTTGGCGTTGGTGCCTTCGGCGAGGCCGGCGGCGGTCAGCGACACGGAGCCGCTGTTGATCTGCTCGATGTTGTAGGACATGGTGGTTCCTTTCAGTCCGTGATGTATTCAGCGAAGGTCGCGGCGTAGTTGGTGTCACCGACACCGGAATCCGCGTCGAGTTTGGCCATGATCACCTGCAGGCCGTTGACCAGAGCTGCGAGCAGTGCGCGCAGTTCTTGTTCGGTCAGGCCGTCGGGGATATGGGCGATGCGTTGCGATACGCTTTCAGCGGGCATGGTGTGATCCTTTCAGGTTGATGGGCCGGGTTGCCCCGGCCCAGGTCATCACAGAGCGGTCACACCGGCCTCGATACGAGCCATGAAGGCGTCGTTCAAGCGCACGGTGGCGAACCACGTGGACGCGCCCACGTAGCCGAACTGGCCCAGCGGGTTGGCGTGGTTGGTCTGGCTGGCCTTGAGCACGATCGGCTTGATGGCCGACATGCCCTTGAGCGCGACCTGACCCCAGCAGTCCTCACCGATGATGATGAAGGGGTACACGTCGACGTTCGAGGCGCCCACCGACAGCATGCCGTTCAGCGTGCTGGAGCCGGCAGCGGCGAAGGACTTCAGCAGCGGGGAGCTGATGAAGCGGAAGTCTTCGCATGCACCGATCTCGCGATCGTGGATGGGCTTGTACGAGCCGTACTCTTCCACGCGGGTGAAGCCCGGCAGATTACGCACGTCGGACACAGCATCCGTGTGGCAGAACACGATGAACGCGGGCTGCACGGCACGGGTGGCGAAGTTCACGCCAGGGGCCAGACGCGAGGTCACGCGACGCGAGCGGTTGGACTCAAGGGTACGAGCTGCTTTGCGCAGTGCGTTCAGGCTGATGGCGGTGTTGATAGCCGAGCGGCTAGAGCCGTTGGTGTAGATCACCGTGGAGCCAGCCTTCAGAACGCCGTAGCGAACCATCTCCATCACTTCGGCCAGGGTCTCGCCGGTCAGCTTGACCATCTCGCCGGGGATGTCGTCTTCGTACAGTTGCTCGACCTTCGAGCTGTACTTGAACAACACACCGTACTGCTGCAGCTGCACCGACACGTCCTGGAACGAGATGGTGTTGCTGTTGGGCGTGACGCCCTCAGCCAGCACGAAGTTCGACGCGACGATGTCGGGGGTGCCGACGTAGCGCGAAGAGCCTTCGATCGTGGTGCCGGCGGTGGAAGCGCCGAAGGGCAGCGTACGACGGAACACCAGGGTGTCCGTCGAGTTCTGCGGCATCTCGCGCTGGGTGCCGAAGTCACCGAGAACGGTGATGGGTTGAGCATGCTCGAGCATGCCTTGTGCAGCGCGGATCAGGTTCCGCGATGCAACGGTGCCGTAATTTTGGATCGACATGGTTGGGTCCTTTCAGATGTTGGTCAGTAGCCGCGCTGCGCTCGTGTCTTTTCGCGCTTTGCGGCTTCGTAGTTCCAGAGCTCTTCCGGCGACATGTCGTCCACGGTGCGTGGCGGCGGTGTCTGGCCGGGTCGAGTCGTCGCGGCTGCAGCGAGACGTGCTCCGCGCTCTTGCTTGATTTCCGCAGCGGGTTTGGCCTTCGCTTGGTGGTACAGGTCCAACATGCGAATGGCGTCACGCGCCGCACTGCTTGCGGCCAGGGTGCGTACCTCGGGGGCCTGCACTGAAAACCACTGCGCAAATTCAGGTGAGTTCACCGTTTCACGCCAGTTGTCGTACTTGCCCTCGACGCGCGCCTCCTCGATGGCTTGCGCCATCTCGGCCTTGGTCTGTGCAACCTGCTCGGCCACCATGGCCTGCACCTGTTCGGGTGACAGTCCAGCGGTGGGTGCCTTCAACCGAGAAAGCTCGGCGGTCAGCTTCTTGTCGATTGCACTGGCCCACTCAGGGAAATCCTGCTTGAGCTGCTCCCACTCCTCGGGGCTTTTGGCGGCATCAGCAATCTGGCCTTGCGATGGCGCGTCTTGCGGTGCGACCTGAGTCGCTGCTCGACGGGCCAGATCAGCCTCTCGCTGGATTGCAGCCACGCGACCTTCGGTCGTTTTGACGTGGTGCAGCAGTTGAGCATTGGCCTGCTTCAGTTGATCGATCTCGGCGAGTTTCGCCCTCACGATCTCGGGAAGACCAGCCAGTGGATCCTCGGGCTGCTCGGGTTGAGCGGCTTGCGGTTCGGGCTCGCTTTCGTTCTGCGGCGGGTCACCCGCGGCAGCGGCTGAGACCTCAGGCGCGGGCGACTCGTCGCCGGCGTCGAGCTTTGCAGCCTCTTCGTTCCAAACCTGCAGTGCCTCCTCCTGAGACAGATGATCAGGGTCCACGTTGCTCTCCAAAAACAAAAGCCGCCCTAAGGCGGCTCACTCACACGGCTGCGCGGGATTATTCGTCCGGCTCAACCACCACACCCCGAGCTGCCGCGTTGGGCAGGTCGAGAAATCTTTTCAGCAACCTGATCTCACCCCGCAATGCGGCGGTGTCGGCATCCGAGAGGCCGACAGCGTCGTTCTTCTCGCGGGCCTTGCGCAGCTGCTCTTCAGCCCACTTGCGCATTTGGTGCCACGAGGCGGAGGTGAAATCGATCATGGAATGAAAAAAGCCCGCTTTGGGCGGGCTTTGTTGGGAATTTCAGGGCGCACTGCGCCCGCGAAGATTCTATCCCCGCGAACCCTCGTAGCGCAACACAATTGCATTTGTACGCTGGAGTTACGAGAGGAACCGCAGCTTGTACAAAGTTGTCTGATACAAGTGCACGATTGAATCAATCTCGTTATGCAGCGAGCTCTCGCTGCGTGGGCAGATCTCTTCGCGTTTGTCCTCTACCCAGGCCATTTGCTGCTCAAGAACGTCAGCAATTTCGCCTTCAAATTCGTTGTCGATCAGCGGAATTTCCAGGCGCTCGTTGTAGCGCCCTTGGTAGGCCTCGGCAAACGAGTCGACAAGTGGGATCACGCCCTCGTAAAACTCGCCCAGCGCGACGTGCTGCGCGTAGTTGTCCGTACGAAGATGCTCGCGATGGGCGAGGTCGCGGCCCAAGAAGGCCAGTGCTACCAACTGGCCGGCTTCTTTGCTCATGTCGTGGTCTCCTTAGATGCCGGATCCAGAGACGAGCTTCAGACGCTGTTCGGCAGCGAACAGTTCCTTCTTGCCGCGTTCCTTGATGGCGGTGTTGGCCAGCTGGGCCTTGATCTGCTCGAGCGACAGGTTCTGCGTGTTGGCGAGCTTCAGCATCTCGATTTCGCGCTGCATCTGCTGATTTTCACGTCGAGCCTGAATGTTGGCCTGGGCGATCTGCAGACGGGTGTTGAGCTCTGCCATGTCGCCTTCGTTCTGCGCCTGCACCTTTTGGATATCGGTCTCGGCGCGGATCTTGGCGGCTGCGATGCGCGGATCCTCTTGGCCGCCCTGCTGTGCGGCCGCGGCTTGCTGCTCTTTCATCTTCTCGATCTCGGCCTCGGACTTGAGCACCTCTGCCGGGTCGATGTGCTGGGCCTGCAGCGCCTTCTCGAAGAGCTTCTGCGTATCGATGTAGGCGCCATAGACCGGGTTCGTACCCGCGGCCAGCAGGTTCATGAACGCTTGGTTCTGGATGTCGCGCACCATCAGCGCGGACGACCCACGTGCGTCGATCGAGAAGTCGCCCTTGAGCTCCTCGTTCTCGTTGTACATCATGTTGTAGTCGTAGTACCGACGGATATGGGGCTTGGTCACCATGTCGTCGAACTGCTTTACCAGCCGGCGCAGCACCACGTTGGCGCTGTTCATCAGCATCTGCATACCGCCGACGGTGTCGGGTGCAGCGCCCTTCTCGCCCTGCATGATGGTGGGCACGCCGGTCTCGGCGTCAGCAAGCTCGGTGGCCATCTTGATGATGTTGGCCAGCTCGTTCTGGTGACTGTCGAACTCGAACGTGGCGAATGCTTTGCGCACGTCGTCCATGTCGTCGGTGGCGTACCAGATCTTGCGGCTGGAGAGCTGCCACTGCTTGTCGGCCGGCTGGATGACGCCGGGCTTCATCACGATCTGCGGGCCCGAGCTCACGCCGGCGTTGTCCATCATCTGACGCCACGCGGCGTTCAGCACCTTCTGCTGTGCGCGCATGAGATACGGGATGCCGTAGCCCCAGCACGAGCCGCTGACCTTCTCCCAGACGTAGAAGTCGTACGGCAGGTCGCCACCCTCCAGTGGGTTTGGAAACGCTTTGACGACCGTGTTGTTGATCATGATCACGCAGGCCGAGACGGTACGCAGCACGTCCTTGTCGCCTACGTCCACGCCGGCGGACTCCAGGTCGTCGTGCTCGACTTCACCCCAGTAGGTCCACATCTCATATGTGTCGCGGGCCACATCACGCTGGTCCTCGTCCTTGAGCTCCTGGAATGTGGCGCTGCGCCGCGGGCCCTCTTCCAGCACCTTACGCAGCTGGTCCTCCATGAACCCGGGCTGCTTGGCCAGATCACGCACCTGCTTGGCGGTGAGCTTCTCGCGCTCGTAGATGCCCTTGCCGTTGTGCACGTTCTCGCCGCAGCCGGGGTCGGGCCAGACGTTGCGCGGGTCCACGCGGAACGACGCGGGCGAGAGCTCCTCCATCACGACGATCTGCTGGACCTGATTGCCTGCGGCGTCCGTGTAGGGCATCCAGGCGCGGCGCACGCGGTTGGTGACCACCGGCCCCTTAATGACGCCCGTGCCCAGCACCGCGGCGTCGTGGATCACCTTGCGCAGCTCGGCGTTGTAGTCGCACTCGGTGAGCTGGTCGGCGATCTCGTTCTGCATCGCCCGGGACTTCTGGCGCGCGAGCTCGAGGGCCGCATGCGCCACGTCCTTCACCCGCAGCTGCTCGCCGGTGTTGGGGTCGACCATGGGCTGGCCTGTGAGCTTGTCGCCGGCGATCGCGTTGTCCTTGCTCATGGACATGAGCTTGGGGTTCGGCGTGGGCTGGATGCCCCAGTTGCGATCGTCGGTGGGCAGCAGGATGTCGGCCACGCGCGCTTCGGCGGCGTTGGTCTTCTGCCGCGTCATGCCGATGAAGACGGTCGAGCGGGTGGGCCGCGCGCCCTGCGTCGTGACAGGGTAGCCCTGCTCGACGGACGTCATCATCTGGCTGGCCGCCTTGTTGACGTTGTCCTTGGCGTTGTACTGGTCCTCGTCCTCGATCCAACGCTTGTCGACGCCGTAGGAGTAGCGCGACCGGATCCACTCATCGCGCTGTCTGGCCAGTGAGTGACCAAACATCTGCAGTTTCTCCTCGATCTTGGCTCGCGCCTCTTCGGGATCGATGCCCTCAATCTCGATCTCAACGACCTCGGTGGGTTGCAGTTGTTCGTCCATGTTTCAGTCCTTCAATACCCAGTAACTGGGTCAAACACGCCAAAGTCGATGGCAGGGGCCATGCGGCCTGGGCGGATCCGCGCCTCAGCCTCTTCGTGCGTTTTGGCAAAACGGCGCATCATCAGCGCGTAGCGGGTGGCCGACAGCAAGTCATCGCCGTCTTTGACGATGAGTCCGTCTTTGCGGTGGTACAGGCGGAACTCCTCAAACCAGTCGGTGAGGTGGCTAAAGACGCGCAGTCGCATCGTCTGCATGCGGGTGAGCATCTCGGCCACACCGGCCTCCACACCGTTGCTGCCGTCGTCGAACATCGCGCGCTGACGCAGCATCGCCAGCCCCTGGCTGCGGTACTGCTCGGCGAGCTGCTCGCCCGAGCCCTTATCCCGCTGCAAGCCGTCATGCGGCCACGCAACTGGGATCCAGTCGCCGCGCGCCCTGATGCCGGCAGCGTGGATCGCAATCGACGCATCCTTCACCCGGTATGCGTCAGTGACGTACACCGCGTCGCTGTCGCGGTCCCAGGCCAGCCAGACGGCGGCCGTCGGGTGGTCGATGCCGAAGTCCAGGCCGACGATGCGCGACCAGTGCGGCGGGATCGGGAACGGCGTGCACTTGATCGCCTCTTCAGCGATCGGGAACACGCGGCCCGAGCCCAGGATCGGGATGCCCTTGGCACGGGCCTCGCGCTCGTGCTCGGGGTATGAGGCGATGATCGCGGCGCGCTGCTCGGGCGTGTAGTGCTCGACGTCGTCGATCGTCATCGTCGTGACGTTGGTGCCCGTGGGTTTGTCCAGCAGGTACCGCTTGACCACGTCGGACATGCCGAGCAGCGGCGTGAACGTCACGAACACCATGCCGCCGGTGGCGTTGGTACGCGTGAGGCCCTCGGAGTAGATGGGCAGCGGCGGCTCTTCGTCGAACCACACGAGGTCGACGGTGTCGGCCTGCCACTTGGTGCGGCCCTGGTCGTAGCTGTTGAACTGGATGACGCTGTCCTCGCCGCACACGTGGCGCACCACGATGCTGCTGACGGCGTCGGGCACGCCTTGCTTCATGCTGGTGTCACGCACGCAGTCGTGCGGGATCGCGCCCGTGCCCCACTCCTCACGGATCTCGGGCGGGCCCAGCAGCAACCGCTGCACACCCTTTCGGGTTAACTCGGCCGATTCGGAGCCAACCATGCACCGAATCGCGTAGTTGAAGCGCCGGCCTGTCCACCAGTCCGGGTAGCGCCCGCTGGCGTGCATCGCCACCTCAAACGCACCCGCCCAGGTCTTGCCCAGCTGGTTGCCCGCCATGAAGAGCCGCTCGCGAAATTGCGAGCCAGCCTCATGGAAGTCGACCTGCTTGGCGTAGGGCTTGTAGCCCAGCAGTCTGTTGCGCCGATTGCGCGTGTCCTTGAGCTTGAGCAGCTCGTAGAGCTCGCGCTTTTCCAGGTCCGTCAGCGTGGAGATGTCCAGCTTGGACAAGTCCAGTTCGGACAGGTCCAGCTCGGACAGGTCCAGCACGCTCACTTCAAGCCACCCGCCTTGGCCAGGAGGGATCCCAGGCGCTGGTCGAGCTGTTCGCTGGAGAGCTCCAGGTTGCCCGACATCTTGACCTCAACGGCCTTGAGTTTGGGCTGCGTGTATTGAAGCAACTCGTTGAGCGTGCGCAGCCGCGTGTCCTCATCGACCGCATGCACCATCACCGGCAGGCCGTTGTCATCGAAGACCTGCTGGCCAGCCTTGAACAGCGGGATCTTCTTGGCCAGGGCCTTGGCGATCTCGGTGGCTGGGTCCAGCCCCTCGTCTACCAGGGCCTCGGCAACGGCCTTGAGATTGATGCGGTGCGGCGACTGGTGCTTGGTGCTGGCGCTGGTCTGTGAGGCGTGAGCACGCCCGCTACGGGGCGCGCCCGCGGCCTCGAGATCATCGACCGTGGCCATGCGAGGCGGCGCGCCCGATAGCTCGGCAAGCCGAGACGCATCGTTCTTGCGAGCCATGTCGGCCTCAGATCTTTCCGGGGATGACGCCACCCTGGAAGCCGGGGACGTTTTGCTTGACGCCGCCCTTGTAGGCCGGCTGCGTGGCGTTGGTCCCAGGAAGGGGCACGCTGACTTGGCTAGGAAGGGTGCCCTTGCCTTGAGTTGCGTTGCCGCCGACCTGTTTGCCGCCGTTGAGTGCAAAGGCGCCCGACGGAGAGCTCTCCATCGTTCCGCCTGCGGCGCGCATCGTGTTGCGGCTCTTGGGGTTGCCGTAGTCCTGCATGGTTGCTCCTTTCGAGCGTTGGTTGTGGAAGCGGCCAGGGTTGTGGGATGTACATGTACCTACCCACCCCGAGGGGCCCCGACCGCGTTCCGGGGGTGTGTGGGGGTCCGGGATACGCATCCGCCAGAGGGGACCCATTTTTCTGGCCGAATTTTTTCCAGGGGGGCGGGGGCGGCCGGGCGCCGCGGCCACGCCGCGCAGCACCGGCCAGCCCTGGCGGCTGCGGCTGCCGCCGCACTGCCCGCCCAGGCCTGCCCTGCCCCTAGTCGCTGCAGCCCAGGCCAGCGCCCAGGCTGCGCGCTGCCCTGCCCCCGGGCCTTCCGGCATCTCGGGGAGCGGGCGCACATAGCACAAAGGCCTCGATGAGGCCCCGGATTGGATTCGTGTTTGCCTGATAAATCAGGCACTTAGCCGCTGCTCACGCCACGCGTGTGCAGCGAGTGTGCAATCAGGCCATCAGACCCGGCTGCGGTGGACGGCGCGAGGCCTCTTCATCCCACATAGACGCGGCGTCATCGGCTGCGTCGACGAGCAGCTCACGCACCGCGTCGGCTGCCTCCTCCGGGCTGGCGACGTTCATCGTTTCCAGCTCTTCGCCGGGCGATTCGGCCGTGATGGTGATCTGGCCATCGTCGGCCATCTCGATGGTGATTCGCTCCATTGGTGCTCCACAAATGCAAAGGCCCGCACGAGGCGGGCCGGGAAAACGCAGACGAGGTTGCGCGCGAAAATTCTCCCTCAGACCATCGCCCCCGTCAATGGGGACGCACCGGCCCGCCGGTTTTGCCTATCTAAAGCCCCAAAACAGGCGATTGATAAATTCGATCGACTGGCTCAAATCAATTGGAAAAAATCATGACAGACAAGCGGTCGGGTTAAGGGTTTGCCCTAGTGTGTGACATGACATGTCATGGCATAGTCCAGTTCACCGAGCCGGCGGACCCCGGCGCAACACCTGAACTGAAAGGGCTTCAACATGTCACACGAACTCACCACCCGCACCGACGGCACCGTCGAATTCGCATACCTCGCCAGCGACGGCGCACCCTGGCACGGCCTGGGCCAGCCGATGACGGCCGGCCAGTCGATCGACGAATGGCGCACCGCCGCCGGCATGGACTGGGCGATCCAGAAGTCCAAGATCCGCTACGCCACCGGCCACGGCCAAGGCCCGGACGCGTGGCGCACCCTGGACGACCAGCTCGTCCTGCTGCGCAGCGACACGAAGGACGCGCTGGGCGTCGTCTCGAACCGCTACCAAGTCGTCCAGCCCGCCCAGGTGCTGGAGTTCTTCCGCGACGTTGCGAAGGCCGGCGGCCTCGAGCTCAGCGCGGCCGGAACGATCTACGGTGGCAAGCGGTTCTGGGCCACCGCCAAGATCGGCGACGCCGCCCCCACGTCGGTGCGCGACCGCATCGGCGGGTACCTGCTGCTCAGCACCAGCGCCGACGGCTCGTTGGCCACCGAGGCCCGCCTGACGTCGATCCGCGTCGTCTGCAAAAACACCCTGCAGTTCGCCAGGGCCGACGCGAAGCCGGCGCTGCGGGTGTCGCACCGCTCGGTGTTCGACCCCAAGGCCGTCCAGGCCGCCATGGGCCTGAACACCGCCGCCTGGGACGCGTTCAAGCACAACCTCGTGCGGCTGGCCAACACGTCGGTGCACGAGGAACAGGCTGCCGAGATCGTCGCCGGCCTGTTCGCCACGGCGCCCGGCCAGGATGGCCGCGACAAGGCCCGCGAGACCGCCGGCTTCAAAAAGGTCCTGTCGCTGTTCAACGGCGCAGGAATGGGCGCCCGCCTCGACGGCGTATTCGGCACGGCCAACGGGGTGCTGCAGGCCGTCACGGAGTACAGCGACCACCACGTCCGCGCCCGCTCCGACGAACACCGCTTCGTGGCCTCCCAGTGGGGCGGCGGTGCGGACCTGAAGCAGCGCGCCTGGGATGACCTGATGGCCCTGGTGGCGGCCTGACGGCAGCGGTGAAGGGTCTGCCCCAGGCGGGCCCTTACCAGTGCCGTCAGCACTGCGAGCCGGACGCCTTCCGGCACCTACAGGAGAACCATCATGGGCGTTTACATCTACCGCATCACCCCGCACGTCGTCACGTGTTCCGACGGCAAGCCCGCCAACGTGGCGGCCTACGCCTACAAGCCCGGCTGGGGCGACTCCGACGTCGTAGCCAACCAGCTCGCCGCTCGCGCCTTCAAGGCCGGCAAGCCCCTGGCCCGCGTGGTCCTGGGAGACCGGGACGGCCGCGTCGACCCCACTTCCCCGGTCTACGGGAACACCTGCCGCCGGCTGCACATTTGGGACGACTTCGATTTGGGCGCGCCGCAGTTCCCACGCCTGGACAACGTTCGCGTGAAGGCCTGAACCATGCGAGTCCACACCATCATCGGCGCCCAGGCCGCCTACGCCTGCATCCGCACCGCCAGCGTGTCCCTGGACGTGCGCCTCGAGCCCGGCCGCTCGGCCGCCCAGGCCCTGCGGGAGTGGGCCACCGAGAAGCGCGCCAAGGCCGAGTGGCTGCTGGACCGGGCCGACATGGCCGAGGCCGCCGCCGACTACCTGGACCAGGAGGCCACCTCCGGCCGCCGCTGCAGCTCGCTGGAGGCCTGAACCATGCGCCGCCCCTACCAATCCCCCGCCGATCACCTGGAGGCCCGCTGCAAGGGCGCTGTGAACCTGCTCGGCGCGGTCCTGTTCGCCGCCTGCATCGCCACCCCGGTGGCGCTCTGGTGGTTCCGCCTCATCTGACCCGGAGACTCTCAACGTGAACTACATCCACCAGCTCGAAGCCGAATGCCGGCAACGCCAACTCGCCGCCCAGGCCTTGTCCGAACGGATCCACCAGCTGCGCCAGCACCTCGCGCTGCCCAAGTTCAACCCAGTCCAGGCCGACGGCAGTCGGGGCGACTGGATCAGCACCGCCGACGTCCAGCGGTGGCTGCGCTTCATCGAGGAAGGGGCCCACACGTGAACCAATCCGCCGGTGCCGTCGACCTCGAGTCCTTCCTGGCCCTTCCCTGGTCCCCCGGAGTCCGTGAGAAGTTGCGCGAGCGCGCCAGCCATCCCGACACCCAGGCGATCGCCGCCTGGGACAACAACGGTCGCCTCGTGGCCTCGGCCTACACCACGCTGCCGATCCAATGGCCTGAGTCGCTCGTGGCAATATGGCGAAAGCAAACCTTTCAGCTGCCCGACCCCGTGAAAAGCAAGACCATGCAGGCCCTGGACCTGATCCTTCAGGAGGGGATGACCCCGTTCGCTGCGGCCAAGCAGGCTGGCGTTCACGCTTCGGCCGTCTACAGGGCCCTGGAACGCCAGCAGCAAAAACCAATCTGCCCGTGCTGCGGGCAAGTGGTCCGTGAAGGCTTCGAGGTCGACCGCTCGGTGCTCAAAGATCCATCTGCCGGCTCAGCCGGCGCATGACCGCGGACGCGAACTCTCGCTCCATCTGCAGGATCTGCTCCTGCAACAGCTTCTCCGCCTCCCCTGCCAACGCCGACCTACCGGTGCCCTGGCAGTGGACGCAGATCTCGTCACTCAGCACCGGCGTTCCAGGCACCACCTCGTAGCCGCGTCCATGGCAGTGCCGGCACACGTCGTCGGCCATGTGCGACAGAACCCTGTAAACAAGGCCCGCCTCGTGCCCTCGCTCCACCAGCCCCGTGGCGACCGCGAAGGCCTCGCGTTGGTCCCCACCGACCCGCCATCGCCAGATGCTCAGCCCCAGTGGGTTGCCCTGGGCGGCCATGCCGCAGCTCCTGATGATGTCGACATCGCCGACCTCCTCAAGCCCAACCTCGCCCAGGTCATCGGTGTGTTGCGCCGTACCGATGCGCTCGCGTGCCGTCATGCCGTTGCCCTTTCCTTCAAATCACGCACCGCCTTCAGCAGCGCCCGTTGCACATCCCCTTTGGCCGCCAGAACGGCCATGATCTTTTCGTCCACCGTGCCCGTAGCCACAAGGTGGTGGACCGTCACCTGATTCGCCTGCCCGCTGCGGTGCAGCCGGGCATTGGCCTGCTCGTACAGGTCCAGGCTGAACGGCAGCGCAAACCAGACCGCCACCGACCCGCCGACCTGCAACCCATCCACGCCGTGGCCACCGGATGCCGGATGCATCAGCAGCAAGTCAATCCGCCCGGCCTGCCACGCACGCAGGGACCTCTCCCCGTCGAACACCACCGCCTGCGGGAACCGCTTCTTTATCCGGTCCTGATCGTGCACGTAGGCCGTGAAGCACAACACTGGCTCGCCCTGCTCGACGATCTCCTCCAGTGCATCCAGCTTTGCCTCGTGAATCTCCTCCACGCCGCCGGCGTCGGTGTAGACCGCCCCGTTGGCCATCTGCGCCAGCTTGCCGGCCAGCACCGCCGCGTTGACCGCCGTGACGTTGGCCGTGGCGAGGTTGCGCTCGAGGTCCCGGTACGGCGTCATGTCGAAGCTCACCTGCACGACGTTGTCGATCCGCGGCGGCAGCTGCACGCCGCTCTCCACGCTCAGCATCACGTCGGCCAC